TTGGTAGGCCGTACTGGATTCGAACCAGTGACCAACGGATTAAAAGTCCGTGCGACTCAACATTCCTCTGAGTTGATCGACATCCATCGATTTCAGAAACTCTTTGAAAATAAACGATTTTTACAATCATCGTACGGATTTCTGTGTTGACCCGGATTGATCAAAATGGACCGGTTACGCCACAATCGGGTTACATAGCGGTTACATAACTCTGGCCCCATAACCGGATGACGCCGCCATGCTACCTCAACGGAGGTGCTCGAGATGGCGAAGGTCAACTTTACGGCGGCGCGGGTCGAGGGGCATCACTGCCTGCCGGGTCAATTCACGAAGACTGGGAAGCCTATCGACCAGGCATTCCTGTGGGACGCAAAAACGCCCGGCTTGGGATTGCGGGCGACGGCGAGCGGCGCGAAGACGTACATCTTTCAGGCCAAACTGAACGGCGCGACGGTGCGCGTCACGATCGGTGACCCGCGTAGCTGGACCATCGACAGGGCGCAGAAGGCCGCACGTGACTTGCAGCAACTGATCGACGACGGGAAAGACCCGCGCGAGGTCCGGGCCGAGCAGCACGCCGCCCGCGAGTCCCGCAGGGCCGAGGCGCGTCGGCAGGACGTGACGTTCGGTGAAGCATGGGATGTCTATGTGGCGGCTCGCAAACCGCATTGGAGCGATCGCACCCATCAGGATCACCTGAAACATGCGGACGAGGGCGGCCGGGCGAAGAAGCGGGGCGACGGGAAGACCATGCCCGGTCCGCTGGCTTTGCTGCGTCCGTTGAGGCTTCCCGAGCTGACGAGCGAGCGAATCGCCGAATGGCTGGTATCGCAAACGAGTGAGCGACCGACGATGGTCTCCCTGTCGTATCGGATGCTGCGCGCGTTCGTCCGGTGGGCGGCCGACACGCCCGCCTATCGCGGCACGGTTTCCGCCGATGCGTACCGGTCGCGCAATATCCGCGACTCGGTCCCGCGTGTGCGGGCGAAGCACGGTGACTGTCTGCAACGCGAGCAGTTGCACGCGTGGTTCGACGCCGTGCGCAGGATCGGTAACCCGGTCATCAGCGCGTACCTGCAAGGCCTGCTTATCACAGGTGCGCGCCGTGAGGAACTAGCGGCCCTTCGCTGGGACGATGTGGACTTCCAATGGTGCAGCCTGTCGATCGCCGACAAGGTCGAGGACACGGGGCGCGTCATCCCGTTGACACCGTACCTGCGCTCCCTGCTTTGGGACCTGAAACGGCGCAACGATACGCCGCCTAGTGTCCGCCAACTGCGCCGCATGGAACAACGGGGCGAAAAGTGGGAGCCGTCGCCGTGGGTGTTCGTAAGCAAGACCGCTACCGATGGCAAGCTTGCCGAGCCGCGTATCGCGCACATTCACGCGCTCGAAGTAGCTGGCCTGCCACACTTGACCCTGCACGGCCTGCGCCGTTCATTCGGCACGCTGGCCGAATGGGTCGAGGTGCCCGTGGGAATCGTGGCGCAGATTCAGGGCCACAAACCGAGCGCAATCGCCGAGAAGCACTATCGCCGCCGCCCGCTCGATTTGCTGCGCGTGTGGCATGACCGCATCGAGGCGTGGATGCTCGAACAGGCTGGCATCGCGTTCGATCCCGCAGAAGCGGGGAAGGGTCTGCACGCGGTCAACTAGGGGTTTGCGTCACGCGGCGCAAGCCGTGATTCAAGCCGTGCATGATGGGCATAGAATCACAATTGCTGCGCCAGCCGCTGGCTGATCCCCTGAGGCCAATACGAGAGTCCTCTATCCTCTCGCAGGGCGCAGCGCTTCCGCCTGATAGAGCCTGCGGATAGAGGCGCGGACATGGAAGACCCACTTAGCAGCGACAAGCTCAAGGCGATCGCGCAGTCGGTTCTCTTGCGCTGTGAGTACCTTGCCACCATGTTCGGCAGCGACGCGCCGATGACGGCTCGAACCGGACTGGTCACCTTGAATCGCACCATCTATTTGCTCGCTACCCGCTATCTCGGTGATCCGGTAGAGCCCTTCGTACTCAGCGCGGACATCCGCGCTAACCGCACACTCGTCTGGTATCAGCACTACCTGAAAGCGCTCATTAACGTCAGCCAGGTCGTCCAGAGCGCAATTGATGAAGGGCAATTGACACCGCGATGTCTGGTCAGCCGCGTGCCCTTCCCGCGTGAAACGCTAACCGACTGGACGACGCGCGACATTGCTGACGCGGTATCTTCGGCCGCCCGCACATTCTGGGAAAGCCCGCCAGCCGGTGGTACTGATTCACCGGCGTGGCCGGATCACGCCGCCCGCGCTCCGGGTGTCGGTATCGACCAGCGCGAACTTTCCGATTGGGGTGCAAAGGTGGGGCTTGAATTATCGCCGCGCAATGATGCGAATGGGGAATTGGCAGGATTGGTCGCGAACACGCTGGTCATCGATGTCGAGCCGGGGGCACTGGCGGCCGATTCCTCCAATACACTGCCGACCGCGGTCGACGCATTGTCCGCGGCCGACCCAGCGGAAAGCACCAATTCACAGACCGGTGATTGGTGCGAAGAGGCGCGGCGGATTGCTGATGAATTGCATTTGCGCGATCGGACTAATGGCACCTACGACTCGCTAACGCACCTCGCGGAACGGGTTGCGGAAGAAATGAGGTCTCGCGACATAAATGGACCACGCGGACCTTTGATAGCTTCGACAATCAGGCGCGAAGCCCTGCAGGGCGGCAAGTGGAAACGGCCTAAGCCGAAGTAGCTCGGGAGATCCGGGAATCCCAGATTCCCCACGTCTCCCACATTTAGTAATAGTGGTCGAAAGCCAGCACCCGTAAGGGCTCGCCGGCTTTTCCGTTTTTTTGATCTCATCGTGTATCCCGGTTTTCCCACGTATCAAATGCACTCGATGTCAACACGTGGGAACGACAATGGACCCGAAACTGCCTGTTTCCAAATTCAATGCGACGACAGATAAGTTCGCCGAGGAGATTCACGTCCTACCCCAATCGGTTCGCAAACGGTACTCCGCGACGGGTAGCTATTTCGGGATTGTCCCGATCAAGGCACCGAACGGGCGGCTTTGGTGGCCCGATGATTCTCGCGAACGACTGTTGAGTGGTGTCCACCCGGTTGAGCCGGTCGAGGATTATGTTAGCCAGCCGCCCCAGCGCGCGAAACGCCGCCCCGAAACGTTAAAACGCAAATCCCCGCTGACCGAGGCCGAGCTGGAGCCTGAATGCGCCACGCCGACCAAACAGTCGGACGCCGCTGTCGCTACCAAGGCGAAGGCCAAGCGCTCCATCGCTACCGAAACGGCGTGAGCGCGCACCTCATCGCCTGACTTCCAGGAGGACCGACATGGCTGACAATTCTGATGTGTTCCAGGACATCGTGACGCTTGGGGGAGACCGCTTGGTAACCGACTCGCGCCGCGTCGCGATGGCATTCGGCAAGCGTCATGACAACGTGCTGCGCGATATCCACGCGATGCGCGACAGCGGTGTGCCGAGCGCCTGGTCGATGAAAGCCGAATTGCGGCGGCGTGGACCGGAATGCTGAATGGAAAAGAAAAAGGCCGCCAGATGGAGGAAATGGCGGCCCGATGCGTGAACGAGGACGGTTAGCGGTCTAGCAAACAGCAACAGAACCCCGTTGGGCAATGCGACTTTAGCACATTCGAATTGCCCCGCAAGCGAACAGGTGATGGGAAGCAATCCGATGTCGATCAAGCTCACCAACATGGTGTGGAAGCACTTCGAGGGCGGCGGCAGCGCAATGATCGTCATGCTGGCTCTTGCCGACTGGTGCAATGACGACGGTTTGTCGCTGCACCCATCCATTCGCGCGATTGCAAAGAAATGTCATCTGTCTGAGTGTCGCGCTCGCCGAATCGTGCACCACCTGATCGACGAAGGATTTCTCGAAGTGATCGGAAACGAATTCGGCGGCGATCCGGGAAAGAGTCGTGAGTATCGTTTTCGGCTGGATCGATTTGGGACGAATGGCGGTGTTACCCCTAGCGCGGACGCTACCCCTAGCCCCGATGCTACCCCTAGCGCGGACGCGCGTTACCCCTGTCACCCACGCCAGGGTTCCCCTAGCGCCGGCGACAGCCTAGACGTTATGTATACGTCAATAGACACCAAGGGGTCCGGCAAGCCGGACGCTGCCCCCTCTTCTGCCATCGCATCAACCAAAAGCAGCAACCCACCGGTACCGGAGACCAAGCCACGGGCGAAGGTCGCGTCGAGAACGCTTCCGACCATTGCGTTGACGACGTTTCTTGAGAGCTGCCGCTCGAGCGGTGAGCAGCCGATCCCTGAAGGCGACACGATTTTCGACTACGCCGAAAAGACGGGCATCCCGCGCGACATCCTTTGGTTGCACTGGCAGGAGTTCAAGGTCCGCTACAGCGAAGAGGGTGCGAAGCGTTACAAGGATTGGCGCGCCGTGTACCGGAGATCAGTACGTGGCAACTGGTTCAAGCTTTGGTGGATAAATGGCTGCGGTCTCTGCACGCTCACGACCGTCGGTGAACAGGCGAAGCGCGCACACGCGAGAGAGTCGGCATGAACGCGGCCTCCCCCTATCCCGAAGACCGGACGCGTGAGACCCCGCACAGCTTAGAGGCGGAGCAATCCGTGCTCGGTGCGTTGATGCTCGACAATGCAGCCATTGATCGAATCGGTGGATTGCGTGCCGATCACTTTTATCGTGCCGAACACCGCGCAATCTTCGAGAGCGTGATGCGGTTGGTTGTCGGAGGCCGTACGGCTGACGTCATTACGGTTGCCGAGGAGTTGAAGACGACCGGTCGCATCCAGGGCACCGGCGGGCTCTCCTATCTCAACGCGTTGGTCCAGAACACCCCGGGCAGCGCTAACGTCACGCGCTACGCGGAAATCGTGATTGACCGCTGGAAGCTGCGCGGCCTCCTCACTGCGGCCGACGAAGTGCGCACGCTCGTGTTCGAGCGCAAGGGCCGCGCGGTCTCGGACCTCATCAGCGAGGCGCAGACGAAGTTTGAACCGCTTGCCGAGTCGCGCTCTGACGGGCCGAAATTCGTCAATGAGTATTTGGTCCCGGTGGTCGAAGAAATTGATGCCAGGGCGCGCGGTGAGCCATCGAAAGTCATTCCCACGGGGTTTCGCGACTTGGACGACGCGTTGGACGGAGGCATGAACGCGGGCGAGTTGATCGTCATAGCCGGGCGTCCTGGCATGGGCAAGTCGGCGCTGGCGCTCGGCGTTGGCGCCAACGTCGCGCATCGCGGCAACACGGTGCTCGTCTTCTCGCTCGAAATGCCGGGTCGGCAACTTACCCAGCGAGGGCTCGCACGCGAAGGCCGCATTGCTCTGCCGCGCCTCAAGGACGGCGCGAAGATGACCGACTCGGATTTTGCCAATCTGACGAAGGCGGTGAACCGGCTTGCGGTGATGCCGATGCTGATCGACGAAAGCGACGGACTCTCGCTGACCGAAATCACCAGTCGCTGCCGTGCCGTGAAGCGCCGACACGGCCTGAGTCTGGTCATCGTCGACTACATCGGCCTGATGAGCGGGGGCGAAGGCGAAAGCCGCACCCAACAGGTCGGCTCATTCACCCGGGGGCTCAAAGGACTTGCGAAGCGCCTTGGCGTGCCCGTTATCGCGCTGTCGCAATTGAACCGTGGCGTAGAAGGCCGTCCGAACAAGCGGCCGACCATGGCAGACCTGCGGGACTCCGGCGAAATCGAGCAGGACGCTGACGCGATCCTGTTGCTGTACCGGGACGAAGTCTATGACCCGAATAGCGCGTATCGCGGCACGGCGGAAATCATCATCGGCAAACAACGTAACGGCGAGACCGGTATGGCGCGGTTTGCGTACGTTGGCGAGCACACGATGTTTGCGGACCTCGCGCAAGGCTATCTGCCGGCGCCGCGCAGCAAGCCGCAACAGTCGAGAGGTTTCGACGACTAGCCCTGACTTGATCAAGGAGAACGCACCATGCCCCGTCTAACCGAAGCCGAAATTGTGGCGGCAATTCACGCGACCTTTCCCGAGATTGCCGCCCAGGTGTATAGGGACAGCAAAGGCCGCATCCGGCAGATCAGCATCGGTTCCGGAGGTGGTCATCCTGTCATGCAGGATGGACATCCCGTCTTCGCGGACGGCGAGCCTGACGGCGAGATTTTTTACGGCGGTGTGAACAGAATTTTTATCCGGTGGATCGCCGAGCGCGGCTGGTACCCGGAGCTGTCCAGCGATGGCTTCACGTGCGTGCTCACGGCTGCGCCAAGTGCGGAGCAAGCCGCGGCGGATCGGGCAGAGTTCATTGCGTGGTTGAAAGCTCGCGCCGTCAATCGCGACGATTGGGAATTTGCAATTTGGTTCGAATCTGGCGCGTATGCGAAGCCAGCAGGTGCGACGGACGTCGAACGCCATCGTCGCTTGTCGCGCGAGGTCCGCACCTATATCGAGGAGACGCAGGCATGAGTATCGATGCGTTAGTGAGTGGCCGCCTGCACAGCAAACCCGCAGAGCGGACAAGCTCAAGCGGAAAGACATTCGTGAGCTTCAGGCTGTTGGCGGCGGACGCCGACGGGGAAAATCAGTTCTGCAACGTGGTCGTTTTCTCCGACACGGTGAAGCAAGCCGCACTTTCTTTGGATGCCGGCGACTCGTGCTCGATCAGCGGTCCGTTGAAGTTCAGCACGTACCAAGCGCGTGACGACTCGGTCAAGGTGAGCGTCAGTGTTGTCGCGCACGCCGTTATGAGCCCATACACCGTCCGGCGCAAGCGCGAGGCCGCCCAACAGGCTTCCGGGCCAAAGCCCCACGCGTCGCCGCGTGCTGCGGCTGCGCGCAAGGGCGGGCTACGTGAGGCGCAAGCGCTCTATGGCGAGTCGACGGCGATGGCCGACGACGATGTGGACTTTTGATGGAGACATGGTTGTTGAGCAGGCGGTTTCGTACGCGTCGCCGAAAGCATAGACTTCATTCTTGAAAAAGCATCGCTAGCGAAACGATAGGAGTCCCGTCGTGACAGTGTCGAGAAATCATTGCCCGCAGCAACGCGAAAGCCGCACCGGCCAACCTGCGCCCCACTCTCAACAACCGAAGTCCGCACCCGTCGATCGCAACGGTACCACCTGGCAACGCGGCTGGCCACGCATTCGGTGGATCAAGGGTGCATAGCGATGCTGCGGAGTCACCGACCGGGCTCGAAGCAGTGATTGTCCGCGCACTTGAGCGAAAACCTTTAAGGAGCAACGTATGAACGACAGCATTCGTGAGCAGAGCGCGCAATTGCTCGAGCTCGTTAATCGTAGCGGCATGCGTGATCAGCTTGAGCAGCGCGTCGAGGAGCAGCACCTTGAGGAGCGTCGTCGGCTCGTCGCCGAGATCGAGGCCAAGCGCGCGGAATATAAGCGCGTGTCGCCGGCCATTGACCGCGCCTTCCGTGAAGCCTGGGACGGTGTCGCGCGGGCCGAGGCGCAACTCCGCGCGGCTCAGCAAGTCTTCAATCAGGTTGCGCAGCAATCGTACGGTGCTCAATGCCAAGTCGGCGATGCGCAGCTCGTCGCCCGGCTCCAGGAGATTGCGCCGTACTTCGTCCGCGATGCAATTGACAGCGTCGAGGAGATGAGCGACTTCCTGCGGGGCACTACCCGTGGCGAAACTCGGCGCGTCTCCGAATGGACATGGACTGGCCGAGTCTTCCGCTCCATCGATGTGTCGAACGCCGAGCTCGTGGGCTCGATTCGGCAGAAGTGCGAGGCAGCGATCGACGAGATGCGCAGCATGGCGTTCGATGTGAACACGCCGCTCGTCGAGCAACGCGCGCGATGCGAAGCGCTGGTTGCCGAGTGCAAGGCGGTCGCGATGCCGCAGTTGCGAGATGACGCGACCTACCAGCGTTACCAGGACCGCAAGCATGCGCGGGCGGCGAAGTCCGCCTGATCGACTGCACTTGGCCCTCGGCGCGTCGCTGCGTTGACGATCGGCGAGACAATGCCAACGCGCGCGGCTACGTATGGCAATGGTTGAAGGCGTGCGCGAGCCATCTGCGTTTGCATCCCCGACGCAAGCGCATTGATTGTCGGGCTGCCGCCGCATAATGCCGGCATCGGTCGTCGACCATATCGTGCCGCACCGTGGCGACGCGCACCTATTCTGGGATCAATCGAACTGGCAAGCGATGTCCAAGTCATGCCACGACCGCAAGACGGCGCGCGAGAACGGCGGCTTCGGCAACCTCCAAGCCGAGGCCCGCGCGGGCAACGCGCGCCCCTCCCGCACGCCATGAGTCGCCCTCGCAATATCGGCCCGTGGCGGGCACGCCGTTCGAGCCCATGTCGAACCCTTGGCGAGCTCGCACGAGCGGCGTGCGCGCCCGACACGAGCCCCGCCGGGGCGCTCCGGGGCCCGGCGGGGGGTCGATTCCTTGGCCGGACGATTTCGTAGACCGTCGCCAGGGTCAGAAATTTGGCTTCGCGAATATCGGACACCCTATCCGCAACTGCCTAACACGAGGAAATCCATCATGCGCGGACGAAAACCCACCCCCACGCAGCTCAAGATCGTCAGGGCGAACCCCGGCAAAAGGCCGCTGAACGCGCACGAGCCCAAGCCCGTATGCGCGAACCCCGAAGATGTACCCGAATGGCTCAGTGCCGAAGCGCGTGAGCATTGGCCGACGATTGCCAAGCAACTAGCCGACGCGGGCGTGCTGAGCGTGCTCGACCGGGCGGCGCTCGCGCAGTATTGCGAGGCGTTCGCGATCTGGCGCCAAGCGTATGAGAAGGTACTCAAATTCGGCCTGATCGTGAAGGCGCAGTCGGGTTTTCCGGTGCAAAGCCCATTTTTGAGCATCGCAAACGTGCAAAGCGAGCGCATGCTGCGCATCCTGGCCGAGTTCGGCATGACGCCTGCGAGCCGCTCGCGCGTGACGGTATCCAAGGCGGACGATACAAACCCCTATGCGAAGTTCGTGAAGCCTCATTGATTGCAACCCCGAGGGTCCGGACCGGCAGCAAATGACACCTCGAACAGCCTTTCCCGCCAGAGGTGCCGGATTGCCGGTGTCAAGACATAGGTGACGCTCAAATCTTCGCGTCGTTCAACAGTCAACGGTTGGCTCTGCCCCGTAGTGCAAATTCCACTGACCGGCGATATGCTTTGATGACTTACGAGGCGCCAACTACATGTTCGACCACATAGCCAAATACGCACATGACGATGACAAGACAAAAGCAATCTTCGAGCACTTCAGGAACCTGCTTACCGCTGGAGCCGTGCTGGGAGCGGGACAATGGCTATCGAAACAACCAGTGAATGCCCACGGCCACCTGATTCAGCTGGGCGGCGGTGTACTGTCGATGATTGGAATATGGCTGATCCTGCTTGCTGTCATGAACGCGCAGGCAAAAATGGTTCGGACGGGAATTAAGAGAGTGTCGCTCGTGCTGATGTGGATGACACACATTTTCTTTGTTTCTTACGGGCTCTTCGCTTACTGGATGCTTCGTTGAAGCGGGCGTCGTTATTCAACCCATAGCAGAAATTGCCTTGGGTCAACTGGCCCACCCGAAAGTAGTCGTTCAACGAATGAGGTAAGTTGCGGGCCAGGGTGCCAGGCTGCAGCCGGTGTTTGGGACGGGTCCGAGTGCGCCGGGCCGCCTGCACCACCTACAGACAGGCCGGCACCGTGTGCAGAAAGGGCTTTGCCTGTCCAACGCAATGGGACTCATGTCGTTGTCGGGCGATTCCCCGTCTAGGCTGCTAGCCAGGTGGCTCGTTCGCTGTTCAAAACCGCGTGAAACGTAGCCGCTGAGCCCCCATGCGGGGATGCCACGCAACTTCCAGGCCTTGCCGCTGTTCGCCAGGCAGCGCGTACATCACGTTCACCGCCAGGTCGCCTACGTTATAGAACCACGTGGCGAAGGCCACTTTGCCATCCACCTGCGCCGTGTCGATGTCGCTTCCGCTGGCCATTTCAACCGGCATCGCCAGCTGACCGAAGGCGAGGTAGAGGTAGGGATGCGGATGTCCGCTCGTGATGGCCTCGGCGAGCGGTGTGGTGTCGATGGGGATTCCGCCCTCGACCACCAGACAACCGAACAGCTTCGTGAAGTACAGATGCACACTGCGCATCGCACGGCGCGTGTCGTAGGGAAATAACCAGTTGGCACGAAATGACCCGCTCGCCAGCAGCCTCGGCATCGCCGCGCGCAGTTCCCACGAGCAGAGCTCCCAGGCGTAGTCGTATGGCTGGGTGCGCGCGCTGTTGCAGGTGAGGCAGATGCGGTGCGCGAATTTCAGCGTGTCCGACTTGAGACTGCCGACGCGGAGGTTCCGGCGTATGGGCATGCCGGGGCGGTCGCTGGCGCTGAAAAAAAGGGGTTCACGCTGAGAAGGCTTGCCGAACAACGCCTTCAGGTCAGAGGCCTTAGCCAGGTGTTCGCGCGTCGCGGATTCCTCTGCACCGCAAATCCAGCATTTCATTTGGGGCGCTCGCTCAGCCACAGGGGACGAACCGCCCATTCTGGTCATACATTCCGTAAGCGAAGCGAACATGCCAAGCATTTTGCACATCCTCCGGCACTGGCCCGATCTCCATGGGCATACCGGCGAACGGCTTCATGTGTTTGCTGCTCATATGAACGGCGAGCATCTCGAACGTGTCCAGCAGATGCTTTGCGACCTGCGACATGAACGAGGAAATGCGGGTGCGCTCGAGCGAGCTGCCCCGGAAATTCACCTCGATGGTTGGGACGGCAATGCTTCCGTCGGGCTCAGGTTCGAAATCTCGCACTACTACGCCGGGCAAGTGGTGCTCAACGCAGTCGCGCGTATTGCGCACCAGCTTCAGCACAGGAACCGCGATGTTCAGCACTTCGCAGAACGGGTCGCTGTCGCCATAGCGGCCCTTGGCCATCGCCTGCAAGTCGTCCCAATTTTTTCCTTTCTGCTCGAGGTAGAACAGCCGCACGATCTCCATGAGCTTTGCCACGAAGTGGTCGGCCTTCTGAGCGAAAGCCTTGCAGTGCGTTTGAACGTTGCCGGCAGAGGGCACCGTCTGGCTCTTGTCTTTCGACGCGCTCGCTTCCAGCTTGTCGATTGCTGCCTGCTCCGATGAAGCAAAGGTCTCGCAAACCTCGTGCAACGCAGCCAGCTCTACCAGCGCCTCGAGCGTCAGCTCCATCGCCTTGTCCGAGTTGATGCCAAGGAACTCCTTGCGGAACAAGACCCTCGCTTGCATCAATGTTCGCCGTAGCAACTCCGAGTCCGTGCCCAGCTCAAAGAGCTTCTGCTGGAACACAGGCGGCAGGGCTGAATTTTTGCGCTCCGGGTCAACTTGGTCGGCCATCTGCACGCGGTAGGAACACTTCTCTGTGATGACGTAGAGGTACTTTCCGAGCGACAGCATTTCCTTGATGGGCGTACCGTCATCGGGATTGTTCAGCGTGAACGAACCGCCTGAATCTCTGCTATGGCGGGGAGCTGCCATGGGCCCTCTCAAATGACGACAGACGCGTTTCAGTTTACCCCAAAGCTGCCATCGGTGACCGGCGGCAACTGGCCGCACTGAGTCGGTCGTAACCGACACAAAGGAAATCCTTTCCCTCGGCTTACTCGGGTGGGAGGTCAATCATGCGCTGTAGCGTCGCGGTTCGCGTCGCACCGATTACACGCGACGATTCGCTTGACGGCGGGCCGACTAACGCGTCGATTTTCCCCTGCCGAGCACGGCGACGCGTGAAGCATTCGCCGCTTGGCCTGAACTGACGGGCTGCCCGAGCTTGCCGAGAGCTTCGTTGAAGGTCGTCACCTCATTCACCACGCCCGGTTCGGCCTTGACGCACTTGCGCGGATAGGACTGCCGGCAGGGCGCATCCTCGAATGCGCCCGTGGCCCGGCATTCAGATTCAAATTAACGCGCAGCCAGCGTCACGAACGGCGAGCGGGTGTTCGGGCTCTTGGGCGGCGTAATTGGATTCTCGAGTTTTGGCGAGCCATCGATGCGGAACGTGGTACGGAAAGCCGTTGCGTCCGCATCGAAATACAGGTGCATCGAGGTCGCCGTCTGCATGCCCGCACGGCTCGTGATCGACCGGTAATACGACAGGTCGAGCAGCGAAATGTCCGACTGCGACGAGAACGCCGACGCATGCTCGGTAGTGATAATCGGACGCCCCTTCAGCATGCCGTAAGGCGAAACCTGCATGCTGCCCACGCCACCGCCGACCGGCATGTAGATCGGGTAGTTGCCGAGTGTCATCTGATCAAGCGCCGGCAACACGTCCGGGTTCATCAGCCATACCGAGCGCGGATACGAGCCGGCCGGGAGGCGCGTGACCATGTTGATGATGTTTTTTGAGGTCAGCGTGCCGGTGGCCTGGCCCGAGTCCTTTGCCTGCACGATCACAGCCCTGGAGTTGAACACGCCCTGCGGTTGCCCGTTGCCCGAGCCGAACAGGATCGCCTCGTCGGTCTTCCAGCGGATCGAGCGAGCCGTCAGACCCGGCAGATACGCGGCAAGCGCGGTTGCGTCATCGAGCAGTTCGTCGGTAATCGGCACGAGCGCCATCAGCTTGTGAAGCCGCATGGTCGAAATGCCGAGTTTCGGCTTGGTGGCGGTCGCCTGCGTGGCCTCGGCTTGCCAGTAGGCGCGCACGCCGTCCGTGCCCCAGGGCGTCGTTTCGTCCTTTGGAAACACCATCGAATTGCCGCCGATCGGCGTGCCGTCCGTCATGGGCAGCAGCGCATCCTCTTCGAGCGAGAGCGTGAAAATCTCGGTCGAGAATTCGGGCGGCACGAGAAAGCCGCCGTCCTGGCCGCCCCCCTCGTTGCCGAATGTGGTCGGCGCGGCGGCGCCGATCAGCAGACGCTCGTCGATGTTGCGGCTGCCCGGCGTCGAGGCGACGCGCACCGCCTGCGCGAACGCACCGAAGCTCTGAAAGCCGCGCGTCGGACTAGCAGCGCGATTGTCCGAGACTTCGATGCGCGCACCGTCTGGAATCATCACGCCGGCATCGCGCTCGGTCTCGAGCAGCGCTTGCTCGCGCTCGATTTGCGCGTTGATCGTTTCGACCTGGGCACGCAACGCGTCGAACTGCGCAAGCTGTTCTGCGGTCATGTTGCCTTCAGCCGACGCGTTCGCCGCCGTGACGATCTCGCGCATTTCGGCGACGAGCTTTGCCTTGCGCTGTTGCAGCGCGCGGATTTGCTTGTTCATGGTTACTGCTCCTGCGTTTCGAAAGGAACGTATGGCACGCGCTGCGACGTTGGCCGCATATCGCCTGGCCGTTCTTCGGAACGGATGAAGCGCGAACGCCCGCGTGCATCGAGCGCTCAACCTGTCGATGGCGCGCGGCCAATGGGCCGGCGCTGATCGAATCTTACAACCGCATCTGTTCGAACGGTGTGATCCGTGATGAAGGCCAGACGTTCGGGCAAGCTCACCCTGAGCGCGGATAGCAGGTCGAGTCATTCGAAAGAGAATGCGTAGTTCACCCTTGGCGTCGCGCGCCTCAACCGCCTCAAAATTGAGGCGGCCGCTGTAACTGCGCTACCCTGCGCGCGCATAATCGCGGGTTAGTGAAACCGGCGAGGGCAGCAGCATGACCAATGTCGCCACTAGGTACGCGCATATGCTCGCCGATCTGGCGAAGGCGGGCGTGAGCGTCACGGTGACCGAGAATCGCGACGGTCAGCTTGTCTCAGCGAGCACCGCGCACGGTGTGCACGTGTTCACCGTGAGTCGCGAGGTGGCGTTCGAGGTGGGTCTGCTGGAGCGCACGCCGCGCCCGTTGCCGGCGAACCGGAAGTCCTGAATTGATGTTACCTGCCGTCGCCGAGAAAGAAGTGCACCGCCTTCAGGGAAAAACGAAAGCGCGCAGCCTGTCATGGCGCAATGTGCACGACTGTGGACGTTGCGTTTTCGTCAACATCAGGCTCGCTGCCGTGCTTGTTGTGCGTGCCGGTGTGGATCTTCATCTCCGCGATTACCGAGACCGTGCTGCCCACGGGAAGCACGACGGTCTGCATGTCGTCCATTTCGGCATTCGGCAAGAATTCGTAGTCGCCGCCCGCCAGCTTCAGCAGGTCCGCGCTCGCGACCAGCTCCCCTTCGTTCTCATGGAATACCGTTCCGGCTTTCGCGTCTGAGGCAAGTTTGCGCACGCGCAACTGGTAGGAATCGTCCTTGCGGCGGTCCAGTTCGAAGGTCGTGTTGCGAGGGTTCTTCGACTTCGCATGGATGACCAGCAGACGCAGATTGTCGTGATACGGGAGCACTTGCGTTTCGAGCGTAATGTTGTTCTGCCAGTCGGTCGCGCCGCTCAGCCAGAACACCCAGACCGCCCACGCGCCCGCGCACAGGATGGCGACACACGAAAGGATTTTCAGGATCAGGTCCGCGATATCAATGGCTCTTTTCATGGATGGCTTCGCACTCAATGACGAGAACGCAATGATAACGATGAGCGGTGCTGCGCCTCAACGAACGCGTCGGTGCGCTGCACGGCGATGCCGTAGAAGCGCAGGACGGCGATTGCACCGTTGCCCGCTTTGCAATGCACCGCGTTGACGGAGCCCGCACGCGGCGCGTGTGGCGGTACCCGCCCGTAAGCGAACGAATCGTCTATCGCAGCGGGGACAAACGGAAGACGATCAGGCAGGACTGCCCACGGGGCTGCGAGCAAATCAGCGATTGCGAGTTGCATAGAGCCTCCTTCGCGGTGGCGAAAGCATTGCTGGAAACTGTCATTGCGTTTGTGCGTACTTACCTGTCTAGATAGGCCGCGTCACGGATATTTGCCACCATGCCGTTGCACACTGGATCGTTCTCGAAAGTGTGTCATCGACTACACTGCTGCATGCTGCGGAGTCAGTCTGTCCGTAAGAGTCTGGTCGGCCGGATCAGATCCGCGACGCTCACCACAAGTCGAACAGCAAAAGGGCACGGGGTAGCATGGAAGACACAAGACACGACATCGAGGTCTCAGGGTTTCAGAACTACACATTTGGTCCGGACGGCGGTTTCCTAAAGGGGAACGGCGCGCTGGTAAGCGGGAACCTATCGTTCCGCACGCGCGCAGACGAGGGGCCAGTTGCCGAGCTAACGCGGCATCGCATTTATCGCTTGGACGTCACCGTAACGGCGAGCCCCGATCCGGGCGGGCATCTGTTCATCGCCTTTGACGAGAATGGTGCCGAGGGGTCCCTCTCGATCTTCGTTGACGCCGAGCTATTCCGCCTGCTGGTGCAGTACCCCGCGTCTACCGTGCAACTGGGCTTTCGTTTGCCCAATAGCGATCCCGTTCTTGAGAATGGTTCCTACAGCGCCAAAGTTCACTTGTCATTCGTCTCTGCGACGCAACTCCTATCTACAGCACCGGCCTCACGGCATCAAGCGTTTGATACGGAACTATCGGAACTCGTCGTCGGCACGCAGTGGAGCCAGCTCGGACGGATTGCCAAAGAATTGCTTGAGAGCATGGAGGCCGGTGTTCGACGAAGCTATGGCGGCAGCGCATCACGAGACGCGTGCATGGCCGCAATTTCGAGCATCTTCGGTACGCTGCGACAGACTGTTCCTCGTGACAACGGCGACGCAGCCATTCTGGCACAACCGCCCAGCGAATTCAGAAAGGCTGTAGACGCGATGGAGAGGAACGAGGCGTCACGGCTGTCGGATCTTTACGATAAGGTTTGGCTTCATAAGGACGCAGGTTTTCAGATCCGCTCAGGCAAGATGCAACTGCAGGACACCGTGGAACTCTCGACGGACGAACTCGAGCAAGTCGCACGCGACTACCTGTCCACGCCGCATTTGTCCTCGCCGTCGTTGGAGTGGCTCCTCATTGATGCGTTGCTATTCAATGAAACGGTGGCGTTCGCACGATCAATCAGTTGGCTTCCTCCCACTCAACCCGGTCCGCTGTTCAGATATTCGTTGCTTCGCGGAGGCGCGAAATGGGTCAAGGAAGCTGTCGCGCTCGTCCTGACGTTCGCCTTAGCGGAAATCGTCGATTCAAGTCACGGCATTGGCTTTTGGATTGTTGCAGCCACGATAACGGTTGCCAGATGGGCTCGTCCGGATGCCGTTGCGACGGAGCGGACGAAAATAGCACAACTGCTTTCTGACATGGCGAGCGCGCAAGCATTGCTAAGCCTCCCGGATTTCAACGCCCGTTTGCTCCGAGAGCGGTTATACGAATTAGCCAAACGAGGTGCCGCGTTTAAGCAGGTGGCCTACTCGCTGCTCGATAAGCGTATATCTCGTGAAGAGATGAGCCGCTAGTCGCGTTGAAGTATGCGGTGCCGTGTAGGCTTGGGATGCAGCCGAATCGCATCGCAACGAGGCGAATTTCGACGCGGTTGGCCACCTCAAACATCGCATTCGTCACGCCTCCATCATCGCGCTCATTTGCCCACTGCCAGCGTCGAGCATGGAAATCAACGCGCGGCGCGTTTTTTGGCTCGGCCGGTTTACCTCAGTGGGGCGACGCAGCTACGATGGCGTCCCATGCCATGATTCGGAGGAGATTGTTCGATGGCCTCGGTCAAGATCGACTTGGGTTTCGGTGAACAAGCAGTTCTGTCCGAACGGGCACTCTCGCGGATACTGACGGCGAAGCACCAGCGAGACGCCGAGGAATTCTTACGGCGCTGGCCGCGGACGCGTTCTATCCAACAGGAACGCACTTACCTCCAGCAACTCGGACTTCACGCGGGATACAATCCGCCCGGCGTAAATCCGAGCGACGCGAGCGCTTTGCTGCGGTCGGCGGTGCAAGGCGGCAGAGTCACCGTCGCTATCGAACGCGCGACGAAGCAATTTGGCGGAGGCGCGGGCACGCCTCAGCCGACGCGCGGGAGCGGCGCGATTACGTCTTCCCGTCAGTCATTCGCGGAAATGGCAGCGGGTGGAAGCGGCTCGTCCGCGATGTTGAGCGATGCGGCTTCTGCTCCGAAGACATACTCGTGGATGCAAAGCTACGACGACGTTAGCGCTGACGACCTGATCAAATATCTCGAGAGCGTTATCGATAGCACGCCGGGCGACGCTGCCACCACCCCGGACGCTGAGTCGTCGACGACGCCTCTCGGCGATGCGCAGCCGTTTGGGTGCAGTGAGGACTCCCCGCTGGAAAACGGACAAGATGTGGCCGCGCGCGGCGTTGGCGAAGCAGAGGAAGCAGAATGCCACGCGAAGTACGAGCTAGACATGGAACAATGTCAGTTCGCGCGGGCGATGTATGGTGGCGATTTGCGCACCTATTCGCTCTGTACATCACGCGCTTTCGAGAACTATCAGGCTTGCCGAGGGTATTGAAATGGAAAAACCGTCACGTGCCACGATCGTCTTCTACGATGAGGACTCGGAACAGATCAGGATGTGCACCGTTTTGCGCAAGGAAGTGCAAGCGGTGATCGACCGCGAAATGGCCCGCTCGGGCGGGATGACTATTCCCCCGGATGCAGAGCCGAATGACGCTCGCCCGATTACGGACGAGGACGCCCGTAAGCTCGGCGGCATAGCCATACTGATGCAGGCCGGCGCGCATCCGAAACTGCGGGAGCGGCTTCAAATTACCACCGCCGAGCCTGTGACCTGGACCCCCATTCGTCCGCCAGGGGAATGATTGGCATGCGGACGACGCGACCGCCTTCAGGCGGCATTTTGTGGTTCTACCGGTGCTACACGTACAAGCGGCCGTCTCGCTAATGCCTGACAGGCGCGTCAGAACGGCCCAGGGCGGGACGGGCGGCACAGGTGCATAGAGCCCCGAGGAGGTGGAAGGATGCGAGGCCGCCTGCGGGCCGGATTTTGATGAAATCGGGTTACATGACGGTTACATGGAGCCCAGAAAGCAAAAAGCCCAGTCGCGAAGACTGGGCTAAGTGCTTGATTCTTTTGGTAGGCCGTACTGGATTCGAACCAGTGACCAACGGATTAAAAGTCC